TATATACCCTTCTCAATTGCCATAGTTTAATCCCTAACTACCTGTCGGAGTTTGTCCAAGAAACTTTTTTCTTTGATATTTTCATCGTAAAAACGACTTGTCCTAAAATTATCTGGAGACATAGTATCTTTAAAGGCGGGGTCTTCTCCAGCCTCCTCTGCTTTCTTTTTATTCTTATCGCCACGCGTAACTGCATCGTGCGTCATATTTTGTGTTGCGTGGTGATCTAAAAAAAATCTGGCTCCCTTAACTAATTCCTCAAGTGGGGTATCTGGGTCTTCTGCCAATTCAGCAATCTCAGAAGCGCGAGTATGATACTTCTTATTCCACTCTGCGTTTTTAAAACCAAAAGCTGTAAATTGTAACTCTTTCCTAAGTTCTCTCTCGTTCTCGACCCCCATCAAGTCTTGAATTGTATTGAGGTACTCCGCTGAATCCGCGTTCGTGCCATATGAGCGCCTTGTGGGGCCTGTATTTCCGGGGGGTAACCCTTCTAAACCTTGTCTATGCCTGTACTCGTGGGCTATAGTCGTAAGGTTATTACCTAATCCATAAGTATTAACTGTATCTGGCTCTGCTGGAAGAGAATAATCCCCATACCTAGTGCGTACTGTCCTGCTACGACCTTCTGGATTATTGGGGGTTATGTAAGTCCCCGCAGAAGTCAAATTCATACTTTTTCCGGGTATATCGTAATCATGGTGCCTAAACCTGCTCGGGTCTACAGGATCAGCCCCTTCTGGCATACGGTCTTGTACTGCCGTTTGGAACTCCGCGTCTCCTAGTTGTAGAGAAGCCAAAAAATCTTGTTGTTGTTTCGGAGACATCTTAGCCGCAGCTTTGGTTAACACCCCGCGCCCTGCTGGAGACGCTTTACTTATATGCGCTTTTAGCTCTTCTATTATCGGCATTCTGTAACCTCTTAATAAAACCCGCTGCCGCGATGTTTAAAGTATTTGATTTCTTCTGGCTCATCAGTAGGTAAGCGTATGAATCCACCTTGCCTGAACCGCATAAGCGCCATCACCGTTGAGTCCACTAAGTCATCGTGACTCATAAAAGGAAATCCAGCGATCTCTTCTACTACTTCCTCGGCCCACCTAGTCTGCGGAACCCACACTAGTCCAGACTGTACAATATCAGACACAGAGTTTAAACGTGCCAGTTTATCACCAGAACCTCTATGGGGGGTATATTCTTGTACAAGCAGCCCCATACGCCGCATTTCTTGATATAACGCAACTCCTGAACTCTTTTTCTCTACTATAAACGCGTCTGGTTCCCACTCTGTGTACTGATCCATAGCTAGTTCTTTTAGCTCATGGAACTCCATACGCTCTTTTATACTATTAAGCAAGATTATATTATACGCTGAAGTATCCTCATTAAGAAATACCCCCCACGTAGTAAGTGCTGTGTAGTCAGCGCGGTTGTGTTTTTCGGCTGCGGAGTCCAACGACATGATTATGTATTCGCACTCTGGCGGTCTCTCTAAATCCCACTCATTCCACCACTCTCTTTTAACCAGTGCGGCTTCTTCTGCGGTAGGTTGTTGCTGGTACTGTGCGTTCCACTGGAACACAGGCATAGATGCTTTCGTACGTAGCAACGCCTCCAGATCAAAAAACTCAGGCCACAGGGGTTTCTGTACGGGCTTGCCGGTATCTTTATCGTCGATATCTAGTATCGCGGGGAACTCTATGACCTCATACTGGTCAGATCGCTCGTTTTGAGTCATATCCTTGACCACACGCCCTGTTAGATCGTCCATATGCCATCTAGTCTGGATAATAGCTACACTACCTCCGGGCATCAGACGAGTACGAGCACCGAACGTAAACCATTCGTATGCCTTCTCAAAGACAATAAAGTTGCCGTTGATAACATCTTGTTCGGAGTGAGGGTCATCTACCAATAGTAAGTGGGCACCACGGCCTGCCAGTGCAGAGCCAACACCACACGCGTAGTACTCTCCGCCTATACTTGTACTCCACCGACCCGCTGATTTAGAGTCGCTGGCTAGTTTTACGGTAGGAAATATTACCTGATACTCGGGGGATGAGATCAAGTTACGTACTTTACGCCCAAAATCTACAGCTAGATCAGTTGTATGGGACACCATCATCACTTTCTTGTCTGGATTACGCCCCAAATACCACGCTGGGAAGAAAATAGACACTAATTGGGACTTGCCGTGGCGTGGAGGGATGTTTACGCACGCTCTATCCTTGTTCCCTAGCTCTATATCCATCAATAAGTCGGCTAGAATCCTATGATGCTTACCAACAATGAAGTCAGGCATCATAAGTTTACAGAATTCAATTAAATCGTTGTACGCAGCCTTTACTGTCCGTCGTTTGTCAAGCTCATCGACTAGTCTTTCTATCTCCACCACTTCATCAGGGCTAAACTCGTCGATATTGTCCAACATATGCTGGATTTCTTGCTGCGTAAAGTCTACAGCAGCATTACTCACCGCCTTCCGCTCCTAATTCCACGTCGAGGTCTATGATCTCTCCGTCTATGGCAATCTCTTCTCTAGGATTTACTAGTTTTTCTAGCTTTCTACGCAGTTTTGCCTTCAAATCGTCCGTTGACTGGTGTGTAACAGTCACTTCTGACTTCTCTGAGAACAGTCCTACGTCTGAAATCTTACCCAGTAACTCCAACGCTCGTATACGGACGCGTGGATCGGGGTTTTCGGTCTCTAGTATCAACTTATTAGTCACAAGATGACGCAAAGATACCGCAGATTCTACTACTGAGGCACCGAATTCGGTAAGTATGTTACCTGTAAGCACCAAAGAGGCTGGTGTTAAGGTAGCGATACGCTTGTTTGTGGCTTTTCGCGACGTTTTTTCTGGGTCGTCGGCATACGCTATAGCAATTTTAGCTGCTATATCTTCATCTTCTTTGGTAGGTTTAAGTTCTAACCCGTGTTCTGCTAGCTCTAAGGCTGTAGTTCTTGCTGCTTGCGTACGGACAACTAAATCCACCGCAGGGTCATCATCAAATAGCGGAACCCCAGTCTCGGGTTCGAGTTCAATAGTCATATTGTGGTTGCAGGTTGTTAAACCGAGGTTACTTTGTACCACAACAGGTTTACATGAACAAGCCTATTTAAGGTCTGCCCTTCTAAAGTTATGGAGACTATCAAGTCCTGCTTGCTCTGCTTCGTCTGTAAACTTGTTGGGGTGTAGCTGTAGACACTTTTTTTGCCCTAACTCTTTAGTCTGCATTATTAGGGCTTTCTGTATGTCTAGGGCTATAAACATATAGAAGTCTGCTACTTTTTCTGACTGTAAGTTGAATACGTATCGGAGTAGGGGTTTGCTCCCGACCTTCTTTTTTATTTTAGACAGGTTGGCTGACTTCACTTGCAGGGTGAACATGTCTTCGTTATTCGTCTGGCACCACAAGTCTACGCCGGAACGGTCTACATGGTGGCACTCTATACCGCAACGCTCTAGGACATACATGGCGAAAAACTCCCCTATCCTCCCCGTATGCGTGGCGCTATACATCCTTATATTCGGCTTGTCCATATCCACTCAGTGTAGGTATACAAAAAAATTTTTACAAGGGACTTTATAAATCGAGGTGGGGGGTGTTCCCATATAAGTAGGGTGGGGGTCTCAAACTCATAGAAAAACGATTAATTTGTGTAAATTAGTAATATATAGAGCGGCGGGACTCCTGCTGTGCCAAGTGGGTCATGGGGGCGGGGTAGGTATCGAGTTATATCGATTCGCGTCATTGTCTACATATGTATACATTTTGATTGTTTTTTGTAGGCTATCTATTGTTATCTTGTCATAACTTGTTATTATTGGTGACATCAAGACGCAATACCGCGCTTGATTAACTAAAGAGAAAATCATTATGAAAAATAAAGCTAAGTTAGAAGCTGTTAAGACGCCTGCATCAACAATGTACATTGCCGGTAAGTTTACACACGAGGCCCGCGAGTTATACAGCACGTTCGCTAACAAGGACGTGACCGCTGAAAAGGCCGTAAAAAGTGCCCGTAAAGCTAGCCAAGCGGCATATGACAAACTGGTTCAAGACGGGATGTTATGGACTGATTTTGTATCTCTAGGCGGTAAGAATAA